TCTTGGCCGCTTGTCCCGCGTAGTCAGTGATGAACGGCTCACGAATTCCTGGAATCGTCAGGATGTTGTGATTGACCTGCATCGGGTCAGTCATCACGTTGATTGCTGAGAGGTAAGAAGCAACAGTCGCGTTCTGCTGACCAGCTCCCGTTTGATTTGCTGTGAAACCGCTCGGAATGAAACCTGGCGCTGCTTCCCCGCCTGCTGCAAAGCTGGTCGCTTTATCGTTCATTCGACGTGCGTCTGGGTCGAGGAAGTTGACGCCGTCCCAACCGCCCGCCAAGAAGGTGGTGAACTTGAGATAGGTTCCGAACCTGTTGAACTGCGCAGGCGTTCCCTTGGCCAACAAGGTCGCAAAGGTGATGCGATTGCCCAGGTTGATGTCTTTGATTGTGTAAGTGGTTCCGTCGAGGCGACCATTGCGCAGGTACGCAGCTTCTCGCATGCTAGTGTCGACAGAAGACGTCAGTGCGAGCGCGCCGTTTGAATAGATGGTTCCGAAGTCATTGGAGAAGGCGACCTTCGCCAGGGTGAACTTGTTGTCGTTCAGGATATCAGCTCCCGCGCCAGAGACGACAGTATCGAGCAACGCAATTCCCTGAAGTTGAGTCAGCGAATTGATGAGCGAATTCGGTGCCGTCTCGAGGTTCGGGTCGAGAGTGATGTCATTGCGTTCGAATTTCACGCCCCAGTAGTACAAGGGCACTGAAAGTTCAGTGCTGCCTGGTTGTCCCAACCAAGCGGCCCCGACGGGGCGCGTTCCCTTGGTCACCTTGGAACGGAATGGAACTGGCGGAATGATTGACCCGCTCAATCCCGAGGCTGACCCGGTCAATTGACCGCCCAACCTGACGGTGGCGCCTGAATAAACGGCGTTGTCCGTCAAAGTATCGTTGGTCTTGAGGACCTGTGCACCGCGGAAACCAAACGGAAGTGAATTTTTAGGAATCAGTGCCTTGTCGACCTGGTCGTTCATGACCACGCGGACGTAGGCTGACTGATTTGGATTTTTGCCAGAGACGATGAGGCGACGTTCGCTGGGGTCAGTAGCATCAAAATTGAACGACACCTTTCGGTCACCCACGACCGCGGCCACGTAATTTGCGTCATTGGGGTTCAACGTACAGTTATTGAACTGTTCAAGGACTTGCGGCGCGGTGTCATTGTCATTGAAAGCACGGATTTGCAGCGTGAATGACCCGTACGGATTCGCGGGGTCGAGTGAAGCCTTGAGGTTAGCAATCGAAACCTTGTACAAATTGCTGGCGTAAGCTCCATCATCCAAAGCTTCAACTCTGAACAAATCATATTCAGTTGCGCCAAAAGGCTGGCTGATGATGAAAGTCGTCGTCGGCGTCTGATATCGAGCATCGAAGGCGCCGAAAGACGCACGGAACGATGCGTTATCATTGTAAGGCGTGATGTTGTAGTCTGTGTCCTGGTTGACCTTGCTGACGTTGGTCGTGCCAGAAACGATGCCTACGACCTGACTATCGATCGAAGCGATTTCATCATCCACGGCAAAATCAGCGTACAACAAGTGCTGTGCAGTGATGAATTTGTCTGGGTCGGTGTTCAATACCTTGGCAAAGTAATTGATGTCGTCGGGATTGAGCGACGCAGTCAGGATGTGAACGCCAGGATTTCCGTCGTTGTTGAAGTACGTGTTGCCCAACGAAGTTGAGATGATGAGCTTGAAGCGTCCGTTTGCATCTGCTACGCCGAAGTCCAACAGAGAATTGACTGCACCGTTTCGAAGGTCGTGATTGTAGTCAGACACCTGCATGCGGCATCCAGACGCCATCATCACCATTCCACGTACCAGGTTGACAGTTGACCCATTGAACGAATCGTTGTCAGTGAAGTCGGCTTGTCCGAAGGCTTCATTGGCCTGCTTGGTGTGCCGAGCAACGATGAACTGCACGCCTCCTGTGGCGCCCGTCGGGGTGGTGACGCCGTCGAGTCTCAAACCTGCATTCAACGTTCGACCCGTCTGTTGCGTGCGACCGATGTCGGTGTCATTTGCGTTTGCGCCAGCACCAAGGACTCGCATGAAGGTCAATGCTTGGCGATTTGCCAAGAATGCGTTAGCTGCATAAGGACCGAATCTCTTCGGGTCGAGGTCGCCAAACTTTGCAATGAAATCATCGAAATTTCCGAGGGTGACCGGGACGAACGCGGGACCGCGGTTAGCGGTGCCAATTACTGCGGCGGGGACGCCGACCGGGCCTTGGGGTGAAGGCGCGGATTGGTCAATCTCGCGGTCGTAGAAGTTCGGGCTGCGGAAGGTCATATCAGGCATTAGAGCGCTCCTCAAACGGGCTATTCGCCAGCATAACTATCCCACGTCTGGCTGAAAGACCGACAACGGTTAGTCATCTGTGACTACGATGGACAGACCACCCAACGTAGCGTCAGACGCCAACACCGTTTCACCTTGTGCCTTATTCGTAGCTTTGATGCGCAATAATCGAGTCACTAATTTTCCGCTCTTGTCAATGCCTGTCACTTTTTGATACTGTGCGGGCGCAGTGCCTCGAGGAAGTGCTTGTAGTGCAGGGTCATCAGGATTTGTCAATGAATTCGGGGGCATCAGCCGAGTGTCGGTCCGATTGCGTTGGTCGCGGCGCTGCGGACGAAGACCTTGGTCGTCAGAATTTAACGGTAACGTCGGGTCGTCTGCACCGAGGAATGGGTCATCTTCGCCCGCGGGCTCCACGTATGTTCCCGCCGCGGCGCCTACGTCAAAAGAAATTGAAGGAGATGACACATAGCGCTTGATGGGAACGGGGGCGCCCGGAACTTTGGATGCCATGATGTACGCAGGAACTTTGATTACGAACTTGTAGCGCACCAATCGTTCAGTCTGCGAATAATCGTCAGTGTTTGTATCGGCGGTGTATGCGTTATCGACAACGTTGGCCAAAAACCAATAACCTTTTGGGGAGTCAATGCGCCACACATTTCCCTGTGGAAGTTGGGATGCAATGATTGATTCTAACAGCTGATTCATGTGCGTCGTGTACTGAGTCCACAAGGTCACATCATACTGTGCAGTGAAAAATTGAGGTGATGGAACTACGATTGTTTCGTAGACGTTATTGGTGCGGTCTGGGATGAGCAACCCTCCCTGTCTGACAATTGGGTCATCAGCAAGGTCTCCTAAGTCACGCATGGTCGTCAGCTGGCCGACGTCCTGCTGTCCTGGTGACACTGCGAGGTTGGTCTGGTGCTTCAAAAATAACCGATTGATGAGTCCTTGGTACGCTCTATCCGATTTATCGAGCCGTCTGTGGATGACAATTTCGCCCGTCTGTTGATTGATGCCGCGGCCCGTAATGTCAGACGCGGGGTCCTGAGTCACTGATGTCCTGATGACCGTGCACAGCGGAAGAACCAGAGCCCCCGTCACGTCCTTCAAAGCACGGAGACGCTTATTGAGAGCCCACTTTTCACCCGCAAAAAAGACAATGGGGCACCTCTTGAGGTCAGTGCCATCGCCTCCCACAAGCAAAGGAATTTCTTCATTGAATAGAGCGAACAGTGCCTTGTCAACGTCCTCAATTCCCACGGACGGAATGACGAGTTCGCTCGACGATTTAGTCTGATATCCTGACGGGAGGCCCGGCATGTTGAAGCGAGTTTGAGATTGTGCAGTGTATCGAGTTGGCATATCTCACTCCTCATCATAAAATGCGCTAACGCCTGACCGCGCCTGGTCGCCCAAAGGTGAAACTTGTTTGGCGCCCGAGATGGGCGGACCAACAATGGTGTCCTTCTGCAAGTCTCTGACGTCGCCCGTAGTTCCATCGATATTAGTCGTTTGTCCACGTTGCTGTTCAAACGTAATCTGCACTGCGTCGGGTTCTGGCTTTGCAATGTCCGTGGGACCGATGAGCGTAGCTTTGAATTGAGTGTCACGTGACTTGATGCCAACTAATTTGACGCCGTCCTTGTGCTCTGGCAATCCGTAGATGTTGCGCATGAATATTTTTTCGGTGACCTCATAAAAGACGTCGCTGAACGAAAAGAAGTCGCCGATGGCGACGGCAATGTTTTTATCGACCAGGTCTCGATACTGCAAATAGACCTCAATTTTGAACTGAGCGTCAACGCCATAACCGTCAATTTTAGTGTCAGTTTGAAAATTGGTGTCGACTAATGCATCCAGGATGATGGGATTGTCAAAGACCTTTCGCATAGCCTCATTGTAGACTTCATGGACTTTCGTCTTGAGTTCAGAAATGGGATAATAGTAGACTTTCTGGCCTACCACATCCTTAATCAGCTCTTTCGTAATATCGCTAATGAAGTTAAGTTCCCTGGGGGTGATGAACAATCGGCTCATCCGAACACGATTGACTTTCCCGCAGGAATGGGAATCATGCGAAGTTGCTTCTGCATATTTTCAGCGATGGAAACTTGTTGCTCCATCAATGCCTGGTTAGTGAGTTGGGCTAAAAATTCTTTCAACTGCGTCTGCAATTGTTCTTTGTCTTCCCGCGCCTGAGTGACGAGCGACTCGCCATTCAATTGCAGGTCCGCATTCGGAATTGGAATCACCTGGAACTTTGACCTGACCAATCCCAACAATTCTTTTGCGAGAGCCAACGTGTATTGGCGTATCCATTGTCTTCCAGGTTGAGTGATGGTTCCGTACGGAAGAATACTGAAGGGTACGTTCTCGGGTCCCGACACACCATAACTCGAATCGTCTTCAAAATCAGGGTCCAAGATGCTGATGGGTGGTCCTACTTTGATGTACAAGCGGCCACACATGCCACCGAAACCAATGTCAACGCCGCTGATAGGAATCGGAAAAATGCGGAGGTTGCTGCCCAAAATTTGATAACTGTAGTTCGACCGACGGACTCGAAAGGCTTCTTTCAACATGCCGCGGCGGAGGACGTCTTCAAAGACGGGAAGCACGTAGAAGACAGTGCTATTGACATAGCTTTCATAGTTGAAATTTGTCGCTAAAAAGTTTGTGACGTTGCTGGCGTTGAGCAGGAAGCTCTGCGCCGCAAGGGGTTCAAAGTGAAAGACTTCGATGACCCTCAATTTTCCCTTGCTGCCTGACGGCAGAGTATCAGTCACCAATGTCGTTGGATTTTTTGAATCATAGAGTTCAGTGTAAATGTTGTAGTCTTGGCGCCCGTGTTGCAGATTGACAAACCCCAACGTAGCATCAAAGCTACCTCCCACGTTGGCTGCGTACGCGTATGCATCGGCTAACCGCAGCAAAAAATCAAGAGATTGTTGAGGATACCGATTCGTCAAATCAGTTGAACCCGTCGGTTGACCTAATACGTTGGCTAATTCACTGACAATCTTCAGTTCCTGTACATGGCGTGAGTATTCGAGGGTCGCCTCCTCAAAACACGCCCAAACCTGTCGCTGCGTCAGTTCCACGCTGAGGATGTCATCGCCTAACTTGCGCTTGACGAACAACACCGTGCCGTCAGCTTCGGTCTGAAAAACTGCATCGCTGTCGAAGAATCCGTACGGCGTCGGGCGCAGTGTCTGGTTGAATGTGGCCACGTTCTAAGTATTCATCACCGAAGTGCTGAAAGCACGAGGTGCATGTAGACCGAGGGTCTTTCAAACCCGAGGCATTCATCACCGAAGTGCTGAAAGCACGAGGTGCATGTAGACCGAGGGTCTTTCAAACCCGAGGCATTCATCACCGAAGTGCCGACGAGCGACGAAAGCAATCTGAAGGATTTGCAAACCCTCGAGGACTTCGTTCAGTCACCCGTTCGCGGTGCACCGCTGATTTTTACCACCTGCACGTGGGCATTCACAACGCTACGAAGTCTGCGCTCGCTAGAACTTCAGGGACTGCACTCGCCCTCACGTAGGCGGCGGTCTCTGGGTGGACTGCGACGTACTGCACCGCCACGTAGCCGTGTTCAGCGCTGAGCTCTCGGCGCAATCGCAGGCCCGCCCCGTCGAAGCACTCGGCATCGTGTTCCACAATCCAGGCGACACCTGCTGCCATCGCGGCCTTCAGCACCCGCGGACGTTCGAGGGCTTCGCCGTCGACGAGGACCACGCACTTGTCAGCGGGCACGTCTGCGAGCCACTGCACCAGGCGCTCGTCAGAGTAGGCCTCGATGCGATGCGCTGCAGCAAAGTTGGTGCACCCCGAACAAGCGCGCCAAACTGGGTCATTCTCAAATGAAAAAATGCGTTGGACAGTGGGTTGGCCGTGAAAGAAGGGCGTGCTGCCGATTCCCATCCCGTGTTCGATGACGTGGGTCGGCTTCACCGCGTCGCAGGCCAACTGCAGCACGGGTACGTGGGTGACGATGCGGACTTCACGCTGCGGTGAACGCGGGGAAGAACTGCGGGTGTTGGGGTAGTTGCTCATGGCGCCTCTCAGAGAGCTACACCATATTTCGACGCCAAGTACGTACGTACTTTCTTGCGTTCACTGCTCGACAAGTTCTCATTGAAGATGAAGATACGGGCCACGTTGCCATTGAACTGCTCGTTGACGTACGGAGGCGAAGTGTACCATCCACCACCTACCGTCATCGACCCAGGCGTCTTGGGTCTGACATCAGCGATGCTTCCAGACGTTGCGCCGTCGAGCCAACCTTGAACATTGCCAGCGCCATCAGCACTGATTTCAATGACGTGTGCATCGGTGTCAACTGACCCAAGAACTGCACCATTCGAGCTTCCGAACGTGTCTGACCAAATGGCGTAACCAAATGATGCCGCATTGCTGTACACCGAGAACAGCGGGTACATTTCAGCAGCGCCTGCACCCGGGAACGTAGTAGGTATGACCTGACCAACGTTGAAGAGAATAGTCTCAACTGCGGCAATTTGTGATTGTTGCATCACAATAAACATCGTCCACGTGGCCCAATCAGAACCCGTACACCCGAAGAGAGGACCGTAAACGTCGCTTCGTTCGTCGAACAAGTACTGCGTTGCCCCATCAAGGTAGTAACTCGAACCCGAAATGACCAACGCGGGTTCGTCCCTAACCCAACCATCTTCAACATTCAATGGAGAGTGCCCGGCACCTACCAGCGAATTGTAGGGAACGAGTGAATTCTTGATAAGTTCAATGCTCGACCCGCTCAATACCAGCGAATTTGCGTCAGCGGGATTTATGTCAATGACAATCATGATACGCCTCCCGCAATCACCGCACGAATTGTCGCTGCAAAGTGTTGCAACGTAATGGGTACAACCAGCTTCGTCACGTCAGGACATTGTTGCAGCATTGCGGCGCAATCATCATTACGGTACATACCAGTGGCTTTCACTGCCGCGATACACTTTGCTCGAAGGTCATCCATGTATCAATTATTCGCGCGCGCGCGGTTTTGACTAATTCATGCACCGCTGATTTTGCCACCCGCACGCGTTATCAGAGAAAAAGACACGACGCGCCTATCAATCCTAGAACCTAAGTAGATAATTAGAACCAGAAGGTATAAGACGCGTCGTGAGCGTAGTTTTTGCTTACGTCTTTTTCTTTACCTCCTTGACCGGGAAAACGGACTGTGGAATTAGGAGCCCGGATTGTGGTGATTGCGGGACGATCAGACCAAATGACCCACCGATGTGAGTCACGACGAAAATAATGGGATACATGTTGTGTATCTCCCGGTAGATGCTCAGCCTTGCCGGGCCGAGCGTAGTGCCAGTGAGGGGTTCAGCGACTACCTATCGTTGAGCCCCTGCGTCGTTGGTGACTTCACCACGGCGCCATTCAGTACCTATACTTCACATCCACAAACACATCTGTCATGCGTGGTGTGCCACCCGTTCACGGCGCCTGCAGCCCGTACCTGTACGCGAAGTAGCGAAACATCGTCCTGACCTGCGCTGCGCTGTGGAGGCCGTTGAAGACGACGATTTCTGCGACGGCGCCCACTGCGTTCGGAAAGGCGCCCGCCACTGAGGGGCCCACCAGCGAGTTGGTGCCCGCGTTGCCCACGTAGCCCGTGGTGACGGTGTCCACGTAGCCCGTCGTCGAGGCACCGTTGAAGGCGACCCCGAACATGTGGACCCCAGAGTCGACTGACTTGTTGGGCCCGAAGTTGACGATGTTGCCCGCGACCGTCCCAGCGTAGAAGTAGAAGCCCGAAGTGTTGTTGCCGATGCTCTGGCGGTTGGTCGCAGGGGTGTTGCTGATGCCGTCGAAGATGTCTCCCCCGGTGCCCTGCACCTGGCGGCCCACCACGTAGACGGTGTCAGGCTGCGGGACGACGACGGTGTTGAGGGTGAACAGTCCAGAGTTCGCAGTGCTCGAGACGCCCACCGTCGGAAGGCCGTTGGCCGCGGCGTCGGAGGCGTTGTAGGTGGGCTGCAGTCCTGCGGTGGCCTGCGTCATGGCGATGCCAGCGACCTGGTCGACCCACGAGGAGACGGTGGTGCTGTTGAGGGTGATGCCCAGGTCGGCCCTCCACCACAGGGCGCAGTTGCCCATCATGGGAGGCACAAAGTTGCTGGGGGTGCGGCCTGTGGAACTGACCCTACCGGGCGATGACAACATCAGACTGCTCCGTATCTCAGCGTGGCGTAGGTCTGCAGCAGCTGCAGGTCGCTCGCGCTGGGCATCGTGGTGCACACCACGAACTCTGCGACCTTCATGTTGGCAAAGTTGTTGGGCGCAGGCCGGGCGCCGATGTTGATGGGGACTGCGTGGCTGACTGCGTGACCAGCGGTGCCAGCGACGGTGACAGGGGTGCCGTTCGACACGCTGATGCCGACGGGGCCCGCGGTGGTGTCCCAGGCGGCGTAGGCCTTGGTCGCCCCGACGGTGGAAGAACCCCAGATGGCGGTGCCTGCCGTGGTCAGGAACTCGGGAGCACCCGTGCTGTTGGTCCCCCGCAGCTCATTGACGCCGCCCTGAGACCAAATCATCGGGAAGCCAGTTGACCCAATCATCTTGCAGACCGTCCAGATGAAGAAGTCGGGCCCGGTACCGAAGCTGAACGTGGCGTCGGCAAGGAACTGCGAAGTGCCGTTGAACAGAATTGAGCTCTGTCCGTTGAAGTTAGCGTCATTGAAGACCATGGTGGGTTGCGTGCCGAGCGAACCGCTGAAGCTGTTGGTCGCTTGCTTGCCCGACATGTCTGACCACTGCAACACTGAGTTCGAGTTGGTGCCGCCCAGCACCACGTTGTCTGCGCGCAGCCACAGGCACAGGTCATTGAGGTAGTTAGGAGCGAACGAGCGCCCAGAAGCGTTCAGCGTCACGGTGCGTGAGCTCCGTACCTCTGATTGAAGTACTGCATCATCAGGCTGGTCTGCTGCAGGCTGTGTTGGATCGGAAAAATGACAATTTCGGCGATGTTGCCCGCCAGGAACAGGGTGCTGGCCCCCTGCACGGTGCCCACAATCATGTCGAGCTGCGAGTTGGTGCCTGGGTTGGTGGTGATGAGGTTGTTGAC